TTAATCTTGCAAGAGCCATGTTCATCGCTTGCTCTGCGTCTCTTTTATTTACGGTGTCGGCCTCATCAAATCCCACCGCACAAAGGTTCTGTCCTCTTAGCCTTTGATAAGTCAAAATGGTTCTTAGTAGGATCGTATGAGTTCCTTCTTCAAAAGTAAGTTGATATTCTGGCAAAGGAGAAGCTCTGAAAGTGTAAGGTATTTCCCACTCCTCAAGAAGCTCGTTCATCGTTCTCATCAAAATATCTCTGAGCATAGGCGACGTTGGTTCAAAGATTGCAGATATATGACCAACATTCATGCAAGCAAGAATAATACTTTTAGAAACTAAAGCATAAGTTTTGCCAGCACCAAAGCCACAAACGAGTGCAAGTTTACGGTGGCTTAAATCATCACAGAAAGATGCTTGATGCGGAAGCAACTTAGTTTTTATTTTTTTTATTACATCTTTTGACGAGGGAATATAACTAAAGCCTTCTTGAAATAAAACATGGCCTTGCGAGACAGTTTCTAAGAGACTCATGAGACCAAGTGTGCAAGTTTAGCTGCAGTATTGATCGCACCAAGAGCAATGTGATATTGACCAGACCTTCTAGCTTCCATCTGTAAGGTGCTACATTGAGCCAAAAGATCAGCAATCATCTGAGGTCGTTCCATATCCCAGTCCTTCTTCAGCTCCTCTCTAGCTATCTGTAAATACTTAGCAACGCTTCTCTCTCCCACCCCCCAATTCTCGGAAGCATAACGAACGCAGTCAGACCGACGACCCCCGTTAGCAATTATCCGAGCGAACCGTTGAGCCCTGACAATTGTCTCTGCTTGCGTACCTTTTTTGCCCATAAAATGTAGTTCTTAGTTAAATACTACACGCTCTGCTTTATTTCCAGTGAAATTCTCCCATCTTTTAATTATTACATCGCAGTATTTTGGGTCGAGTTCAACAAGGCGAGCTTTTCTTTGTATTCTTTCTGCAGCAATCAAAGTTGTGCCAGAGCCACCAAAGGTGTCAAGAACGATATGGTTTGGCTTTGTTGAGTTTGACATTTGATATTGGATTAAGTCAACAGGTTTCATTGTTGGGTGTTCTTTGTTTTTACTTGGCTTATCGAAGTTCATCACGGTTGTTTGCTTGCGATCTGCGTTCCAGAAATGTGATGCACCTTTTTTCCAACCATACAGGCAGGGTTCATGTTGCCAATGATAATCTTGACGACCCATAACCATTGAGGACTTGACCCAGATAAGGCATTGTCTTATTTGCAAGTTTGCATCTTTTGCTGCACCTCGGAAGTTATAACCTTCTGAGTCTGCATGCCAGATATAAAAGGAAGCACCGTCATTAAGATAATGATGAGCAACCGTATAAGCCGAAGCCAAAAACTGTCGGAACTCTGCATCGGATTGATTATCGTTTTGTATTTTTAATTTATCTGCGGTGGCCCCTTCGTAGTTCACATTGTATGGAGGATCAGTCAACCAAAGGTCTGCAAGTTCGTTTTCCATCAAAGGCTGTAATTGGTTTTGATCGGTTGAGTCTCCGCATAATAATTTATGGTTTCCAAGTTTCCAAACCTCTCCAAACTGAACGGTTGGTTCTTCAGGAGTTTCAGGAACCTCGTCTGGATCAGTTAAACCTTCAGATGGAATGATATCAGGTTCGCCAAGTATTTCTGCAAGGTCCTCTTTTGTAAACCACGGATCAATATCGTGATCTTCTGAAAGCTGATGCAACATTTCTTTATCCCACTCCGATAAATCGGAGGTTCTGTTGTCAGCTAAAGCAAGACCGACCTTTTGATCTTCGGAGAGTCCTTTTCTTTTTACAGCAATAATTTCATCACCTTCGGTTTCAATAACTCTGACGTTTTTTATACCAGCTGCTCTTGCACCAGCGATTGTTCCGTTACCAGCAAGGATTCGATTCTCTTCATCAATGACAATTGATCGACCAGCACCATATTTTTGTAGTGATTCTTTTATTAAAGCGGAAGAACGGTCAGTTCTTTTTCTTGCGTTTTTGTGGTCGTTTTTGAGTTCGTTAATTTTCATGCTGCGTTTTTGAATTGATTATATTTTTTGATGTGGTTATTGACAACAGCGGTTGGACATACTATTTCTCCCATTTTTTGCAAATCAAATTTAAAATCGTTGTAAATTTCATGAAAAGCATAAAAAAGATCGGTTACTAAGTTTTCTCCATAAAGATGTGGGTTCTTTCCATGCAAATGAAAAAACCAGCGAATCATGTCGTTGGCAGAGCAGACTTCAATTAAATTTATTGAGTAAAGCGGTTCATCGTGGTCCCAAACACCAAAGTGGCAATCAGGCATCAAGTCTAAAGAATAATTTTCTTCATTTAAATACCAATCGCCCCAATTCATATGAACAGGCCAGTTATAACTTGTTAAAGTTGCTAAGGAAACAGGAGCTGGGTGTCGTTTAGAAAACTCTATATTTTCCCTTTTTTCTCTTGCCTGAGCCGACTCATAAAGTAGGTTTTTAGGAAGGCGGTGGTTCACTTTGGTTGAGTTTCATTGATTCAACAGTAGCTTTTTCTGTCGGAAATGAAAACAGGGAAGGAGTATTTTTTAAAGTTTCTTTGACAGTTTGTATAAAATATGGCAATTCTTTCTTTGAATTGTTTATATTTTGCAAGCGATAATCGTTCATTAGTTTAACACTTTGTTGCCAAGATTCCTTTCTTTTATTGTGCAACATTCTTGTTTCATCTTTAGATAAAGAAACGCCTAAAGTGTGTTCACCACTGGAAGTTACTATTGTTTTAATATTACCTAAAGAGTCTCTATATCCAGACGAGATAACATTTTGTTCTTCGTCTAATTGTTGATATGCTTTTTTGCAATGGCATATTATGGCTGCATCAGAGCCAGCAAACTTTCTGCCTTTTTCATCGATATCATAATCATGCCAATAAAGTCGATTGACCAAACGATCTGAATTATTAACGATTCCTGTGTCATAGCAAGCGTAGCAATCCTTATCAGGAGGATAAAAATTTATTGTTTTTTCAGTCAGTTTTCTTTTGTAAGACATAGCAAGTTAAAAAGGTAAGTCTTGGGATTTATCTTTCTCCCAATTTTGTTTTGGCTTTGGCAAATCGACTGAGCTTGGTAAGTAGGCTTCAAAACTGCCGTTCTTCAGCCACCGATACGCATCAGGAAAGGGAGAAGCAAAGCCCCCCTTGTTCTCAATTTGGTGTTGATCAGTTATAGCTCTTTGTAAAGCTAAAGCAAGTGTTTCTGAAGAATGACTTTTTATAACGACACAATATTCCTCGAAGGCTCGTGGCTTTGTTTGACCAGATGCTCTCTTTTTAATTTTTAAATATTTCTGCCAAAAAAGCTCAAATTCCTTTGAATAAATCTTTTTCTTGGTTTTTTGTTTACTAACTTTATTTATATTGTTATTTGTATCTAGTTTATATACATCTTGTTTGGTGGCATCTGGTGCCATGGGGGGGTGCAGATTTTGCACTGGGGGTGTAGCATATTTTGCAGGGGTGCAGGATTTGCCACGCCCATCAATACTAGGTTCTGGAACATTAGCAAGATGCCAAATAGTGACTTTGTATAAATTACTGCCCTGCTCACCATTTCTGCCTTTTTGATGTTTTCTTTCCAACCAACCCAAAGAGACAAGTTGGTTCACAATCTTCTGTGCGGTTCGTTTTGACATACAAGCAGACTTGGCAATTGTATTTAACGATGGATAACATTGCTGGTCATCTTTGTTTGCGTAACTTTGAATGACCCATAAAACAGCTAATTGATTTGGTTGTATTTTTCCTCTAAGATTTGTGGGTAAAGCAGTGAAAGGATAACCTTGTGGATTAAATGACATCTTTTATTTTTTCCGTTGAGAATATTGAACCAGCCCCTCAAGGCAGTAAGCGACATATTGGTGGTGGCAGAATGATCGAAGTTTGCAAAAGGGTAAAGACATGGCGTAGGGAAGTTAGCAAGGTGGCCAAAAAAGAGACAGAAACACCTATCGAGGGTGCTTGTCACGTTGGTTTGATATTTAGGTTTAAACGACCTAAAAGTCACTATCGCTCAAATGGACTGCTGAAGCAATCGGCTCCAGCTTATTTAATTGTTAAAAAAAATGACCTAGATAAGCTAATTAGGTCAACTTTAGACGCTCTTACTGGAATTGCTTTTAAAGATGACTGTCAAGTAACAAATTTATCAGCAACTAAAAGATACTGCAATGAAGATGAGGTGGTTGGTGCGGATATATTAATAAACGAGTTGTAATAGTGAATCGGGAGATCGATCAGCCCCTTGCCTTGACTGCCCTGCCTTGCCCACGGTATCAATGGGTGTTTATAGCTTTCAGACCACTGCTTTTGTTGTCATCAGGCTTCCCGATTTAATTTAAGCATAATACATGATACAAGAAAAAGCTGCCCTGTAAAGAGCAGCACTGACTTAATCGTTGTAAGCCTCTTCATGAGCTTCTTTAAGTGCGTCAAAAAAATCTTGTTTCTTTAACTTCTTTTTACCACTCATGGCAGCCATTTTTTGATTAAATTTGATCCATTTAAGATCGTCTTTTGGAAGGTTAGAATTTTTAGTCATTATTAAATATTTATGGAAGCCCCCCGAAGGGGGCGTAAGTTTAGTAATACAACATCCAGTTATCCCTAATAGGAAAACTTTCATGTCCTTCGCCGATCTTGTTCAGCTTTTTAATAACGCTTTTAAAAGCTCGTTTATAATTACCAAATTCTTTTTTGGTAATATCCTCGAACTCTGCAGCATCTGCTAAACGTTGCATAATCGTGTTTCCATCAACCATATCGTGAAGAATCTCTAGATCGAAGTTATCTAAATCTTCTTTGATAGCTTGCCTTCCTTCTATATCCCAGTTAAGGTCTTGAGCCTTATCGAAAATAAGATCGAAGTCCCAATCATAAGTTTGAGATAGAGCATCGGCGATGCAATCAGGTGGGCGATCAGCAAGAAGTTCTGCTTGAAGTTTTGTGAACTTAATCATTGTATTTAATTAACAAGGTGCAATTGAGGAATCTTCTCCCTCAACTCCATTGTACCCTAATAACACTCTGAGTCAACTTGTCTTGTGACACTAATATTACAGGCACATTGGGTTGGGTTAAGATGGTTGACAGTATCATTAGGTTGAGGTAATATATAAGTAGGCAGAGATTGCCTCCACTTAACTTGCTAAAGCCATGATTGCATTTACAGCAAAAGACCTACTCAAAGAGATTGAAATTGAGCTAGGCGGTAAACTTACACCTCACCAAAGAATTATCGGAGGTAAGGAAATTTACAAAACTTACGGATTCGGATGCCGAATTGCCCCAGAGCAAATAGAAGAGGCAACAGAAACAATTATCAAAGCAATTTTCAACAACTTTTACAATCAAATAGGAGGTAAAAACTAATGAGGTTTTACAAAACTATTGAAGATGACTTGGGTATCTTATACGCCAAGCCAAAAAACCATCGCTTAGACCCTGATGGCCACATTATTGCAGACTTTACAATCGTAATGGCTCCAGCAGACCTTGAAAAAGAAATCGGTAAATTTAACAGTTATAGATTGAAAGACATGGAGGTAATCAAATAATGTATATACAAGCATCAGAAATTAAAAACGAATTTCACACCGATACTGAAGGTGACAAACTCTTAAAACTCATTGAGGATATGCAATGGGACCGTGATAACTTCTCCTCATCAGGTAAACAAACTTTTGACCAGATTGGAGAACTTTTAGGCTGGGGCAAATAAAATGAAACCAGCAAATGATTACGAAGCATATAACCTTGCTTTACGTTTATCAATCACAGCACCATCAAAAAAGCTATCTGAAGAATGTTCTCAAATAGCTGAGACAATTGGACAACGGCTTCCAGAGTCATTTAAAACAAAATGCCGTGAAACTATTGAAAGAGCACTAGAGGAAATTACTAAATGACTGAAAAACAATACCAGCAAGCAAAAGCAGAACTTACCGACAGGTGGTTTGCAGATGAAACTTATACAGACGACATGTTTATAGCAGACCTTAAAGGTTTACAGTCCTCTTGGCTGATAGCTTGCTATAACAAATCACTCTAATATTAAGGACATTTAAGTTGACTTACCTATATAACAGAGGTAATATAGATGTAAGGCAGAGATTGCCGAGTTCCCTTACCAAACAAAAACATGCAACTAACTAAACAAGAAGTAGCATTCTTAAACGACCAAATGATGGATATCTACTACTCATTAAACGTAGAGGATATGACAAAGGAGGGCCAAGAGATCTTTCAAAACTTACAAACTAAACTTGCAAAGGAGGCAAACTAATGGACAGATTCCAAACAGTCGTTCTTGAAGCCATCAACCACAGAGAGTCAGGCTCATGG